GTCACACTCACCACAGAGCTTCAAGTTGGCGGTGGTCGCTGTGGCTAGATACACCAACGACGAAATCAAAGCACGACTTATCCTTATAGTCGGCATCGGTCTGACCTGCGCGTTCGTTGGCTCAATCTTCACATTGCTTTACGGATTGTTATTTGTCACCCAGCCTCTTGAACAGGCCCCCAATGACGCTGAAGCGTTCTCCGTACTTAATCCAATGCTCATGACACTCTCTGGCGGTCTTATAGGCTTATTGGCATCCAACGGATTAAAAAACAAGACAAAGGACGGTCGTGATGAAGGCTAAAGACAAAGCAATGCTTGCCAGTTACCTACGCTCGGTTGTAGGCGCGCTAATTGCTGTTTACTCAACTGGCACCACAGACCCACGTGACTTTGGCAAAGGCGCAATTGCGGCAATCATTCCACCATTGCTTCGTTGGGTAAACCCTAAAGATGCAGGTTTCGGGCGTGTCAATAGCGAAGGCTAAGCCAGGCGTCCCTAACGCTAGGGACTACATAGGCAACGCGGACGGTGCATCACCAGCACCACGTGCCGGCATGAACGAATGGATTAAGCAAGCAATCGCTGCATCAAATGGCGCGCTTTGGAACAACGGGTCTTGGGGTCAACGTGACATGCGCGGGAAGCCAGGCTCATTGTCGGTGCACGCGACTGGCAGAGCTGTTGATCTGTCGTATCGCAAAAGCGAAAAGAACCCAAAAGCAGGCCGTAAAGAAGCGCTTGTCTTTATTGACAAACTGGTTGCTAATGCCAACGATCTTGGTCTGCAATGTATTTTGGATTACTTTCCAGAACCTGAGGGTCGAGCATGGCGTTGCGATCGGTACGCATGGCAGAAATACACGAAGCCAACTATCCATGGCGCACCAGGTGGCGACTGGTTCCACATTGAAATAACGCCACAGGCTGCCGACTCGGTGATCTTTGTAAAAGCCGCATTCTTAAAGGTGTTCGGGGAAATCCCACCAAAGGCTTGACCTATCCCCTAAGGTCGAATTACCGACAAAAGGACAGGCAATGACTGACCCACAGATCTTTGATTACAGCGTCTATACAGGAGTGATGGACAACGGCCAAGAAATCTTGGTTCAGATCTTTACCAACCCAGAATCGGGCAAGTTCCTCATGGGACAAATTGCATTCAGATCGCACGTTTCATCTTGGGGCGTGCCAATACCTTTGGAGAAACGATGAACTATTTTGCAGAGAAAATCATTGGTCTAGTGCTTTGTACGGTCTTTGGAATTACGGTCGCTGTGGGGGCTCCTGACGCGTCTGGCGCCACACCTGACACTATTGCCCTAGCGCCATATTTGATAGAGCCAAGCACCACCACGTCCAGCACGTCGTCCACGATTTACATTGACCCGTACAGCTCGGCTTGCGAGCAGTTCAGCGCGCTCGCCGTAAACCTTGGCTGGCCTGCCGATCAGCGCACCGTGCTCGAATCTGTGATGTGGCGTGAATCAAATTGCACACCAAACGCGGTCAACAGCAAAGACCCAAACGGTGGGTCGCGTGGACTAATGCAGATCAACGGATTTTGGACACCATGGCTTACTGATGCCGGCATTATTACCAAAGCAGAAAACCTGTTACAGGCTGATGTTAATTTGCGCGCAGCGTTAGCAATTTACAATTACGGCGTAGAACGTCACGGTTACGGCTGGGGGCCATGGAGTGCAACAAAATGAGTGAAGGCGTGGCATGGAATCAAGGCGAACTATCAGAAGAAACCCGACGAATGGTAATGGAGCAAATGATGACAACAAAACACGACATGGCAATCTTCAATTTGATTAACGAAATTGCAGACATCAGCACTAATCCGCACGCAAGCATCATTCAGCGTCTTAAAGGCATGAAGAACTCGTTGTCATTAGAAGAACCAATGCCACTCCACGATGTGACTACACTTGACTTAGCAATCAAAGCATTACAAGCACATTCCTAACCGACAAGGAGATTCCGACAATGAAAACCTGCACGATTTGCAAAGAAACAATCGCCTACCCAGAGATAACAGGCAAAACACACTTCGTCTGTGATGGCCGTGTGCCGGCACAAAAGAACGCCCCATTCATAGAGGGCATGTTGGCGTCACAATCATCAGCTGATGCGCGCTGGACACGACCACAACAAAATGAGGTTGACGCTGCAATCTTGCACGTTGCGCGCACAAAAGGATTCTTTACATCTGACGACATCTGGAAACACCTGGGCGATCAGTTCCCTGTTACCAAGGGCATCGCTGGACGTCTTAACGCTGCCGCTCGACGTGGCATCATCCGCAACACAGGCGAACTGGCATACGCGCAGCGCGGTGGCGCGCATGACCATGCACAACGCCTGTCTGTTTGGGCAGGCATTTGATGGGCTTTGACCTAAGCAACTACGAAACCGTAGAACAGCGTCTAGTTAGATTCTGGGCTGCGTATCCGAACGGGCGCGTCTATACGTCAATGATGAATTACACAGGCGATGCGTGCGTGTTCTATGCAGAGCTGTACGCCGACAAAGAAGACAAAGTGCCAGTCGCTACGGGCTACGCAGAAGAAGTAAAAAGCGACCGCGGTGTCAACGCAACATCATTTGTAGAAAACTGTGAGACCAGCGCTATTGGTCGCGCTATTGCTAACTGCCCGCTGCAGGCTCCTGCTAGTGGCCCTAGGCCGTCACGCAATGAAATGCAAAAGGTTGAGCGTCTAACCACATCACCGCAACCGCAAGTGCACACACCCTCTGGCGCATTTGCCACACCTAAGCAAATTGGCTACATCAAAAAACTAGCTAAAGACAAAGGCATGGACGATCTTGCCCTGTTGGAGATGATTCAACTGAACCTTGACGATGACAGCGCCGTGTTAGAGCTGCTTAAATCGCACGAAGCATCCAAGATTATTGAGCGCCTGAAATGAGTTACGTGGCATTCAACATCATTGGCATTGTCATAGGTGTATGGGGAACGATTTTAGTAATTATGTGGCAGGAGAAAAAATGACACTAGAAGAAATGATTAGCGCGTTAGAACGATTACAGGCTATTTACCCAACTCTTTTGACCGAGCAGACACAAGCAAGAGACAAGATCAGGTACGCAATATCGCACTTGGCTGACAAGATTTGGACGGAAACGATCTAGTGAAGTTAGACGCAAAGATCAGCGAAGCCGACTTTAAGGACATGGTGATTAGCGTTGCCAAACGGTACGGCTGGTTAGTGCATCACGATCTGCCGGCACAGAACAGTCGAGGACGCTGGATGACCAACGTGCAAGGCGATGCAGGTTTCCCTGATCTGTTCATGGTGCACCCATTCCAAGGCGGTCGGCCGCTTGTCATTGAGTTAAAGGCAGAGAAGGGCAAGTTGACGCCTGGACAAAAGATTTGGTTAAACGCTTGTGAAATGGCTGGCTGTCATGCAGCGGTCTGGAAGCCAAGCGACATGGAGTACATTCTCTACACTCTCAGCAATCCCAGAGCATAAACAATCGGCTAGTAGCACGACCTAAGCCATTCGCACGGCAGTTGGTGACACTTGGAAACAAGGGTAGATCGGCGCGCCCCGAATCATGCAAGACGAAATGAAACGGGCAAAGCGCCGAGGCGAGTCGTAAACATAATCGACTGAATGCAATTGGGTACCAGGATGGGCAATCTGGTGGGTGGAGCATTCACACATCTATTGACCTGCAGATGACATACAGTTAACAAACAAAAGAAAGCACCGACATGAACCCGACAACAAACAACACTCAACACAAACAAGAGCAAGGCGCTTGCGCCGCGCTAGCACAAGCCGAAGGCGCGTGAGATGACACGCAAACTAACCGAACACGACACAACGATCTACAAGCAAGCACGTGCAGAACTACTGCGCGATCAACCAATCTGCCATTGGTGCAAGAAGAACACAGCAACAGAACTAGACCACCTAGTCGAGTCAGACAAAGGCGGAACAATAGAAGACGGATACGTCGCAGCAT